CGTCGACAGTTACATCGGCGCAAAGCTTGTGCTCAAGAAGTACCAGGAGCAGCTCGAACAAAGCAGCCTGGCGTTAATGGGTATGCTTGGCAATTCAACCAAGGCAGAGCTGCGCGACGACACCGGCAGACTAATCAAGGTCAACTGGCCAGTCAGACACAGCAAAGCCAAACCCGCCAAGCAATGCCCCAACTGTAACCACGAACTAGAACCGGCAAAGCCAGAGAGCAGCGCCCGTCAGAAATCAATCACAATAAAAGAGGTAATCGAACAATGAGCAAACTACCAACACTCGCGCCACAGAACATGACCGAAGCAATGGAATTTTCCAAGATGATCAGTCAATCAGGCATGGTGCCAGGCGCCTACAAAGGCAAACCGCAGGATGTGCTAGTCGCTATCCAGTGGGGATATGAACTAGGACTGCAACCGCTGCAAGCCCTGCAAAATATCGCGGTCATCAATGGCAAGCCCAGCGTATACGGTGACGCAGCCCTGGCGCTGGTCAAGAATGACCCCCGCTGCGCTGGCGTTAAAGAATGGATCGACGGCGAAGGCGACAACAAGGTCGCGCATTGCCTGGTCAAGCGCCGCTACTCCGAAGAGATGGAGGAGACAGAGCGAACCTTCAGCGTGGCCGATGCGAAGAAGGCCAGGTTATGGGGTAAACAAGGACCGTGGACAAACTACGCGGAACGAATGCTTGCCATGAGGGCGCGAGGCTTTGCACTGCGGGACGCATTCCCAGATGCGCTCAAGGGCGTGATCACAGCCGAGGAGGCGCAAGACTACCCAGTCGACAAAGGCGAAGCCAGGGATATAACGCCTAGTGTTACGCATGCGAATCCGCTGGACAGTTTGCCGCCACCACCACCAGCCGATGACTATGCCGAATATGAATCCACAGCGATCGAGGTCGCAGCGGAAGTCATACCGGAACCCGTACCGGAAACCGTACCGGAACCAAAGTCTAAAAAGAAGTCCAAGCCATCTGTTTACCAGGTCATGAACCACAACGGCGAGCAGTACAAGGACGACTACACCACAGAACAAGCCTATGCCGATGGGTTTACTGTGATGCTGGATGTCTACGAAAAGAACTTCAACAAGAAAGGAACCGAAGCAGCCGAAGCCCTGGCAATGCTGTTTCAGATCAGGGATCACAACCTGGCGACGATGGGGTTTCTGGAGGCAACGACTCGCGTGCACGTCTCCGGCTATCTGAATACTAAGATCAGCAGACTTGAGAAGGAGGCGAGCAAGTGACACTTCCCAAACGACAGCGGGAGATCTACGACTTCATCGCCGAGCATTACGCTCGGCACCAAGTCACACCCGCACAGAGAGAGATTGCCGAACACTTTCAGATATTTAGAACGACAGTCTCAGAACACATCGCAGCCCTGGAGCGTAAGGGTTTGATTTCACGGAAAGGAAGGGGGTATAAAAACAGCTTGACATTAGTATAATGATGCAAAATCTATCGGCACTCGGCTATGGCAGCACGATCTATCGAGAGGCACCTGGAGTTTTGCACAACGGATTATCAGAGGGAAGTTATCCAGCTGCACATCCAAGGTTTAACTCAGACTGAAATCAGTAAAAGATTAGGCAGGAATGTCAAGCGAGTGAACGCATTAATTTCACGCATACACATTAGAGCAGCGGCTTCCGGCGTGGCCCCAGATTACGGGGTCACTCGGCAAGTTGCACCAGGGTTCACCACCAAAAGATTAAGCACCGCATACGGTGAAGACGGATCCATCAAGCTGCAATGGCACATCCAGGAGCCTGAGAAGGTTAAGATCCAGGAGATGATGGACGAGTTTACGGATGCGTTTAAAGATGAACTATCCGGCATACACAAACCACTGAAAGCACCCAAGACTGTAGACCAGGATCTTATGTCAGTGTACCTGATAGGCGATCACCACCTGGGCCTGAGTGCCTGGTCAGAGGAGACAGGCGCCGAAGACTGGGACGTAAACAAGTCAGAAAAAATATTAGACGATGCAGTAGACAGGCTGGTATCTGTATCCCCAAACAGTGAGACGGGATGCCTGGTCAACCTGGGCGACTTCTTTCACATCCAGGACGCCAGCTCAAGCACGCCCAATTCTAAGAACCTGCTAGATTCCGATGGCAGTTGGGGACGCATTATCAGAGCGGGATCACACCTAATAAAACGAGTCGTGTTACGCATGCTTGAGAAGCATAAAAAGGTAATGGTCGTGAACGCCAGGGGCAACCATGATCCAGACGCAAGCCTGTTTCTCAACACTGCAATTCAAATGTACTTCGAGAACGACAAGCGCGTCACAGTGCTGGATAACTTCAACAAGTTTGTATGGTTTCAGTTCGGCAAGAACCTGGTCGTCACTCACCACGGAGACAAGATCAACGCAACCAGGTTATACGAGGCCATCACCCGCAACCTTAGAAAAGAATGGGGCGATGCCGATCATGTCTACTGCTACCTGGGACACATCCATCATCGAGACGCAAAAGAAATAGGCGGCATGACCATCGAACATTTCGGGGTTTTACCGCCGCCAGATTCTTGGCACAATGCTAGTGGATACGGCGCAGAAAGAACGATGACCTGCATCGTATTGCACAAGGAGTATGGAGAAGAGGCAAGACTAAAAGTAAACGCGGAGCGATTAAGATGAGTGCATTCGACAAGCAAGTAGGCGGCAACCATTATAAACAGATGATGATCCAACCGTTAGAGTATGCCCTGGCAAACAATCTAGGGATCTGTGAACATGCGGTGGTTAAATATATTTCGCGCTGGAAAGATAAGGGCGGGGTTGATGATCTGCGGAAAGCAATACACTACTGCGAGATCTTGATTGACACAGAGCTGCAACCAAAGGTCCAAGATCCAGTGGTCAAGTCAACCGGACTCTTGCATACTACGCAAGACTAACCGTTTGATACCAGGTCTAAGATCTTGGCAACCGGCCCTGGAATATCTTCTTCTTCGCCATCATCAGGATCATCATATTCTTCGTGCTGAACCACGGCAATAATAACTGTCTGCCCTGGTTCCAGATCTTGAATGGTTATGTCCGGCATTAGTTTTTGCGCTTCTTTGCCATCCGCTTCATCGCTGCTTTCTTGAGACCTGGATCCATCTTGTCTTTCTTGGACGGTCGCCCAACCTTTGATCCGTATGTACCTTTACCGTATGGCATGGTGTTCTCCTAGTTGTATTCCCACATTACAGGCCTGGTGCGCCTGGTATCTACGTGCATAAATGTTTTGCCCTGGCCGAACCCGCTGAAGCCAAGCGCCATACCATTCTGAACGATCAGAAACTTTTGGTTGCCATCTGATACTGCTATGTCGGCAGCAATACCTTGAGCATGAGTGCCAGGCTTAGACTTCTTGATTTCCAGCGAGTGATTGGGCGATCTGAAACCGCTGGTGATCCGAAACGGGAAACCGCACGCCTCGCGCAACTGGTCTAGTGCATGGATGAACTCATCCTGCATACCGTTCTCGCCCGTCTCTTGGCAGTTAAACTCTTCCCTGGTGAAATATTTAAACATCGTTTAAACCTGTGTATCCAATTCTTCTTTTTCTTGCGCGTACTTATGTAGCATTATTGCAGTTTCATGCGCTTTATTTTTTAGCAGTCTTCGCCGATTCTCTAAATGCTTTATCGGTAGGCGCACCCTTGGCGCCAGGCTTCCGCATACGCTCGCTTGATCCTGACTTTATCCTGGCACGCTTTGCCATGATGTTGTAATACAATCCCTTGTTAGGCTTCTTCATTACTTATCCTTAGCTCGGAATACATTAAGAGCTAGAATATCCACGACCTTATACAGCTTAGACCATGCCTTGCCTAGCCTGGATACTAACTCATCATCTTTAGGAGTCGGTGTCATTGCCGCTAACGCAGATGCACAAGCAATGATAACTGGCACCATTTCAATATATGTAAAAATACCCATGTTGTTCTCCTTATACATTATTTTACAATCGCATATATGATTGTGAAACAGGCATACAATCCAGCAGAGACCAATACACATCCAACTGCCAGACCTGCGTAGTGCATTCGCTGGTTCATCTTCTGAGCGTGTGCATTCCTAGCCTCTAATCTGGCCTTGCGAGCCTTAGCTTGGAAGATCATAAAGTCGTCCCACAATCCAGCCCTACCATGATATAGCATAAAATCCTGCAGTTCCTGCTCTGCCCTAGCTATCGTCTCAAGGGCCATGAACTCCTCTGCGTCACTTGCAAACAAAGATTTCTTATTCCTTTGCTGGCGTGATTTCAGATCTTCTTTAGCGTTGACCATCTGGCCGATCTGACCAAAGCAATCGTGCAAGTCCTTGCCGTTAGCGATGAAGCCCTTTACCACACCAAAGGCGGCATTAAATGCGGCTAGTTCAGCAATCATTAGCCATCTCGTTTAACGAGCTTCTGAACAGTATCAGACTCCCAGATACGCAACGCTAACCAAATGATTGTGAACAAACTAGCCACACTCGGAAGCCAACCAGCTAATGTCGCGACCGTGCCGCCTACTGCTAATGAATCCATAACTGTCTTGGCTTCCTCCTGCATGACAATTATCCTTCAGCAGCCTGGGCAGCAGCATGTGCAGCCTTGGCATCATCCGTGAATACTGTTCCAGCAATTGCTACAACGTCCGCGTCTTCGCCTGACAGATCTGCATCAGGTGTCAGTGCATGACGGTGGAATGATCGTGAGATTTCTACGTCATCACGTTTAATAATCGTTGCAGTACGAACTTGGATTACTGGATACCCAGCAGCCGTTTGTACTACTTCAATCTTGTCGTTCTTTGTTTCTTCTGTAAGTGCCATTTTATCTCCTTGGTTGGACTGTCCGCCCGTTATAGGGTACTGATTATAAATGCGAATAATTCGCTGTATCTAACGCCTA